AAAACACAAACCTGCATCCTGCTCCCAATTACCATTTACCGATACATCGTACACCCTGTTTTTCAATGCGGGAGGCGCGTCATAATCATCCGTAACTTGACGCTCGCGGTTCATAGCTAGCTTTGTAAAATCCGCGCCAACCTTAAAAGCCGAAGACTGGTGCACACGAACGTGCGCTTGCACAACATTCTTAACGTGCCCTTGCCCCGTTGCCTCTACCTGATCGGAAACAAACGGTAAAAGCTGCATGCGCGACTTATACCCCAAGCCTACGTGCACTGTCTGATAAACCTTATCCAGCGTAATAGCGCCGTTAACCACTACTTGGTTAGGCAACACTGCTCCATCGCCGTAAATCTCAACTGTTTGACGTTCTAGGTGATGCAAGCCATTGATCGTTAAAAAAGCGTTATTGCTGTACTTGTACCCGGCATCAACGTAAAAAGCCTGCGACGCTTTCGTAAATTGCCGCGAAACCATGCGCTCAACATAACGAAACTCACGAAGCGTGTCGTCCACGAGGAAAGTGCGTTTCACAACCAAATACAACACGTCTTCGTTATTTTCAGGAACGACGGCGATAGATTCAATCGCACCGTGCGTCTGGTGCTGATGCCATGCAAACACCTCATGCTCAGGGACATATGTCAACCCAAGAAGCACACCGTCGCTACGCACCGCCCACAGACAAGACAATGGCGCGCGACTAAAAGCCAACTGCTTTATCGTATACCCGTCAAAAAGATGAGGCGCAAAAATTGAACGGTCAATATCCCGATAGCCAACAAACCCAGTGCCTGCATCTGTATACGCAAACTCCCGAATGTAAGACCCTTGAGCCTGCACATACATCAACGCACTAATCGCATCCACAGGCTGAACTTTACTCGCTCCTGCATAACTCATGGGCTTAACAGACAAAGTGTCAGGCGTCAAAGACGGTGCGTTATCCGCAAACACTCGATAGATAGCGCCTTCTGTAAAAGCCACCAAGTCACTTAACGGGCGCAAGTGGCGTATCGCGTTAAGTTGAGAAGCCGCAACCCGAAACTCCATACCATCTGCCGCTCCTGATGGGGTGGAAGAAGTCAAATTACTGTTTGTGCCCGAACGGGTCGCCCATATGGTTTGGGGTTTGTTGTTGGTGCCTGCAAAAAACCGACGCTGCTCATAGTTAGTAACCGCAGCGGGCCTATCATCAGGGCCGGTGTTAAGCGTAATGTTATTTTCCGGCGGCGTTTTATCCGTGTCAGGCGTAACGTTGTTATCAACCAAACTCAATCCTGCACGTTGACCGATATAGCCGTACACCCCGCCTTTACGCTTGTAAACGTAATATCGAGAAGCCCCGGGCGTCACATTCCACGAAATCGTGTTGAAATTGCCCGCAAGCGTCAGATTGTTAGCCGCTGAAATTTCGCTTGATGCCAAAGACTCAGTGACCCCATCGACGCTCAACGCCGTTACAACATAAAAGTCAAGCTGCAAAAATTGGTTTTGCGCTATGGTCGGCGATACGTTAACTCCTGTTGGCGAGGAAATGGAAGGTGCAAACGAAACTGTTTGAAAACTCCACAACGTAGCCGACTGCCTGCGTAACTCTTGCGTTTCATAGTTTGGATGCGTAATAGTTAGCACATCTGCGGATTGCGCAAAATTCAAATCAAACAAATCCGCTGATGCATAAGGAGAGGCGATTGTGTAACTGCGCGCTACTGTTGCAGAAGCGCCGGTATGCGGAGGCAAAAGCGCTGTGCTAACAGGCGTTCCGTCCATGCGTTCTAACGTGAAAGTGTTAGCCGTAACACTACTAACGAGATACCAAGCCCGATCCAATGTCGGCCAATTCAACGCCCCCTGCAAAAAAACTTGATCCCCCGGTGAGTACCCGTGCGCGTTGACAGTGAAGACCGCTGGCGACGCTTGCGTAACTACTGTCACAACCTTGTTGTTTTCAAGAAGCGTCGCCCCTAGCGTATGAAACCTAACGTACTGGTGGCCAAACTCAAGAACAAAAGATTGCTGCGCATTGAATACAAACGGTATTAGCCTAACCAGCATCTCTGAATTTTGGCAATGATTGACGAACTGCGTACCGGGGCGGCGCGTAACGGGGCCGTGCGGCAATACTACAAAATTTTCACACCTGCGCAGACCCGTGTTGTACTTTGCCATTTCGGTTTGCCCGAAAAGCTCAGGCGTGAGGATGCCCCCACTAAAAGAGCGATGTAGTTTACGTACTTTTGGCATCAGTAAGGGCCCAAACCTGAAGGTCTTATCTGCTGATGCTCGCGTGACCAATTAGCATTGCTCTCCGCTGCTACGTCAACAGCGCTAGCAGCCAGTTCGCGCAGCCGGTTTGCCAGCGCCGCACCTGTGGTGCCTCTCACAATGACTCCCGCTAAATACGCACCAAGCAATAGGCTTAACGCAGAAACAAACAGCGGTGGGTACTGCTTTGGGTCTGTCGGATCATACGCGTAAACAAGTATTGGAGATTCCACGTTAGCGTACAACGTACTGCCTTCAACCTCAAAGCTAGGCGATTCAATTTCCCGCATTGCCGAAACGCTGCTTGCGCTATATACCGCCGGATAAGCATCAGACTCCGTAGCCGCAGTACGCACCGCCGGTTCTAAACGGTAAGGACGCACACAATCCGATGGCAAAGCGTAAGCAAACGCCCATTCTTTACTGACGTTCGTAATCTGCGCGAGCGCAACACGCCGAGTTGCAAACGTCCAAAACTTACGCTCTATCAATTCACGACGTGCTTGGTTGTAAAAAACAGCACAGTATCCAGCTTCAACCGAACCATCAGGCGGATTGACAGCAGCAATTTGATTGCTGATGCCAACATGGCTTAACGCCATGTTGCAGATTTCTACATCGGTAGCCATATACCGCCCTCTCTATCTACGTAAACGACGGCGAAAATACAAGTACACAGCGCTAGCTACTGCCGGCACTATGCTACTCATCTGAAAGCCTGGCGACTGAAAACCGGGGCGCTGAAACGCCATGCTATCCTCCCTTGCGCTAGAACACAGAGACCGCGCCAAATCGAGCAAAACGCAAACTGTTAGTTGCTGCGGTAGCCCCTACAATGGCTTGCACTCGAGGGCCGAGAAACGTTCCCGTCCCCGGGAGGTTTGTCGTTATTTCTCCCTGTTCTCGCACGCCGTTGCTTTGCCTCATTATCATATAAGCCAAACGACTTACGGTCGGCATAGCCAGCATAACGCAAGAATAAACAGCCGTTGAGACGCCAACCGGAAAATTAGCCCCCAGAGCTACACTCGCAGTCGCGGTAGTATCACGGCTCCAGACAGTAAGACTTGTCTCACCGGTCTGGGCACCAAAACCAAAGCTATTGTTCTGCGCACGAATTTGAGTTGAGCCCGTAATAGCACCCGTAGTAGCAAACATGCCCGTGCCTATACTGCCAGTAGCTCCCACGGTAGTTGCCTGCCACAACGCGTGAAAGAAAATACCTTGCCTGCGCGCCGTGCCGCCGCGGCAAAAATACAACGCGTTGGCCCGCACATCACTGCTGCCACTAGCCGTGGCGTTTGAAATCTGCGTCACCGGGCCTTCGTCATATTCATAAAGCGGAGAAGCCACCGGAGTTATAGTCGATAGCGTGGCGGTTGTTGAAACACCCCCGCGCCCCAAAGCTACTACAGCAGTACCCGTATTAGGCACTACCAAAAGACCTTTATTCAACCGGTCTAGTATCGCCTTTTTTGGAGCGGCAAGCTGGCACCAGCGGCCCAACGTTGCGCGGTATACCAGCGTCACCGCATCCCCCGGAAGAAGCCAATAATCGGCGGACACAAGCGCAAACCTATTTGCCGCTGTGCTAGCCGTATCCTCATCGACTAGCCAAATTAGACCCGATGCGCTGGCATTTACCAGATGAATAACTTGACCATTAGTACCCCCTGCAATACCGCCGATAAAACTGTTAATTGTTGGCGCAGCTAGCACCGTGCTGTACGCCGTTATGCCTGCAATCGACCAATCCTGTTGATTAGCCGTTGGGGTAGCGGATACCACGGTGTTTGTGAACCCTCCGCCCCCGCCGCCTGCTGCGCTGACAGTCAACGTGCCCGCTACATCATCGTAGCTGAGCGTCACATTCGCGCCTGCTACGAGCAACCCTGCAACCCGATCATCAACTGCTTCAGCAAAGTCGCTGATCGTGCTTGCGGCTTGCTGGCCGGTATGCGTTGTTCGATCCCGCAACGCTGCGTCAGTGGCGTTCGCTGTAGCGCCATCCGCAACATTGAGCATTGAACGTACCTGCGTAGGCGTAAGGTCTGTGGGCGTAGCCGACGAGGCGGTATTATTACCTTTGAGTGTCGTCGCCGGGGCCGCCGCTAGCTTCGCGTTCGAAACGACCCCGTTATCAATTGACCACGTTGCGCCGCTGCTTGTGACAGTAATATCGCCTTTATCACCGTCTGTAACTCCCCCAGAAGCGGCCGCAACAGTAAGTGTGTTACTCGCATCGTTGTAACTAAGTGTTACGTTGGCGCCCGCAACCAAAAGCGCAGAAACCCGATCATCAACTGCTTCAGCAAAGTCGCTGATCGTACTGGAAGCTTGCTGACCAGTGTGCGTGGCTCTATCCCGCAGCGCAGCATCTGTAGCGTTAGCCGTGGCGCCATCAGCGACATTGAGCATTGAACGTACCTGCGTAGGCGTAAGGTCTGTGGGCGTCGCTACTGAAGCAGTATTGTTGCCTTTGAGTGTGGTAGCGGGAGCGGTAGCGAGTTTCGTGTTTGACACTACCCCACTATCAATTGACCAAACAGCGCCCCCACCAGAAACGGTAATATCCCCCTTGTCACCATCCGTAACACCGCTGCCGCCAGAAGAAGCTGCAACTGTAAGCGTATTGCTCGCATCGTTATACGTTAACGTGACGTTCGCACCCGCGACAAGCAAACCCGCCACTCTGTCATCAACCGCTTCAGCAAAGTCACTGATCGTACTAGAAGCCTGTTGGCCGGTATGCGTCGCTCTGTCGCGTAGCGCCGCGTCGGTGGCGTTCGCCGTGGCCCCCGTGGCAACGCTGTCCAGCTTCGTTTTATCCGCCGCGCTCATGAAACCAGCGGCCGAAGTTGTCACCGCCGCGTGCGCGGTGCCCCCCGCACCGACGTGGCTTAGCGCAGCGTAGCTGGCATTGCCTTCGGTAATAGTCAAATACTGAGAGTGGGGGTCAGTAAGCGCTTCGTGGGCAGCAACTGCCGCCGCTCCGCCATCCGTAACGACAAGCGCGCCGGCGGCGAACGCCAAACCCGCACCGAGTGCAATCTCCGACGTACTTCCGTTGCCCGCCGTGCTTTTGCCCAACAGCGATGCGCCGTCTTGCGTTATCGCGTGCGTTTCATTCCACTTAGAGGGGGTGACCTCTCCAGCAGCTACCGCGGCTGGATCGTCTGGTATAGCCGATTGAAACGGATGCCGGACTTCGACTGCCACACTACGATTCCAGCAGCCGCGCGAGTACACCGCGGCGTTCTTCAATTTGTTGATGCAGCGTAACCAACAAGCTGTTAGCCTGTTCAACTTGTTGATTTACTGACACCAGCGCATCTTGAGCGTTTTTCATTTCAGCTTCGTGTTCACGCTTGGCTTTTTTCATCTCTTGCTGAACACGCAAGCGGTCTTCTTGCGCGCGCTGCATAAAAGATTCAAGCTCTTGCTCCGCTTTCTTTATTTCTTCTTTGATCGTAAGCGCTTGCGCACGCGCGCTGTCGCGCAAACCAATTTCCTGAACAAGACTAGCTTGTACGGCGCATAACGCACCCCGTAAACTCTCAAGGCGCTGTTGATTTTCACTGACGGCTTGGCGTACTTGGTCAAGCGAATCATATTCACTCAGCACGCCTCCTAGCTCAGAAAGGTCGCGCAGCAGCGCGCGTTGGCGATCGTTAATCATCGCGTGTGGCCTTTTACTAATACGATAACGGTTAATGACGTGCTGGCTGTTGCGTTTGTAACCACCGGCTTAAGCCACCGAGTAACCTCCATAACAGACTCAATTTTGTTGCTTGTAAACGTCAACGGGTTGCCTTGTGGATCGGTCAGTGTAACATACCCCGCCGGGTCGGTAGGATCATCTAGCAAGCTGCCTTGCACCGCAACGGAAGCTCCGTCAAAAACACCAAGCACCTGTACTGAACGGTCAGCGAAGTTAGCCAACTCCACGGGCTGCGCTGTGTCGGAACCCGTCAGGTTGCCCCATGTCTCATAAACCACCATGTGGTTTGTAGACAAAGGCACATTGCGAACCGGCGTAATCGTAGCCATAGTTGCTATACCAAGTTACCTACATCCGCGGGGGGCGCCTCTTTCACATTTTTAGCGCGCTGCGTCTGAAGCAGTACGCTTGGCGCAGTACTCGCAGTACCCGCAGTACCCGCAGTACCCGCAGTATTCACGATATCTGTTCGGCCTTGTGCTTTAGCCGCATCTTCTAGACCTTGGGCGTACGCCAATTCTTGCGCTTTCTTAATCATACGCTGTACGTCCTGATCGTTTTCGAAATTCACTCCGCGCATCAATTGCAAAGTTTTACGGTACTGCGCTGCGCTGGCTTCATCCAACGCTTTTCGCCTTTCCATTTCTTGCTCAACCGCTTCTTTGTCTTTGTCATTAACCGGTTGCATCCAATCGCCCAACTCAGTAAGCGAAGCAATGTAAAAGGCCGCAGATTCAGGCGTACGAATCTCATCGTTGTAAAACCCTTTACGAACAGCGCGAACCAAAATTGATTTAGACATAACTTGCCTTTTCAGAGTTAGTGCTTAGCCGCAAAAGCATTGCGGCTAAGCGTTGATTACACCAAGCCGTTAGGGTACGCAACTTGGCGAGAAGAACCCAAACGAATGTGCGCGCTTACATTGCCCGCAGTAAAAGGCCCCGTGCCTACTACCCAGTTGACCCGCAAATATCTACGCAAATTCGCCGGTAGTTGCGTTAGCCACACTTGCGCGCCTTGAGTCAAAGCCGCTTTCGGAATCACAGGGCCGGATAGCACATCCGCAAAGGATGCATTATCGGCCGAATCTTGCAATACCGGCTGAAGCGTAGTCGCGCCAGCAGAAGCAAACGTGGTATTTACCGTGACTTGCAGTTGCAAATCGGTATCGTGGCCCGCTGCGCGATCCGCTACCGAAGAATCGATAGTGTCCGTACTCGGCGCCGTAGCAGTAACAGCCTGCGCGTTAGCAAACTCAGTAAAACGGTCTAGCATTTCAATTCCTTTCAGATAGGCTAGTTAAGCCCCGTGTTGCCACGAAGCTTTAAATTACACAAGCGCCGCCTCGGTATTGAGCAACGCGTCTGCGCGGCGCACTGGAATACCGTCAAACGACATAACCCGCTTGCCGCCAACTTGATCCATCATCAAAGAAGCCGATGCAACCTTGTTGACGATTTGTCGACGTAGGAACGACGTAATCGTACGGTTTGCATAAATGACCGGCGTACCCGACATCATGACCGCGGGCTTGGGCAATTCGACCGCTTGCGTGAGCAAGTCGATCAAGTCCGCGCCCGATGCGCCGTTCTTTGTCAATTGCGTTACGTCAATGTTGGCGATACGCACAATGGCTTGCCAGTCACGAACAACTAGGCCCGTGTTCCACTCGTAGTAAGAACGCAGACCTTGATACTTATTGCCTTGTGCGTCTGTCAACGTGCGCTCGCCGAGGTCTTTCATCTGCAAACCGGCGATACTACCTTTAGGATAGCTGGCAAACACCGTGTCGGGACCCCAAACAA